ATGGATGTATTAATTACACGATCAACCGCAGTCGGCGGCGTTCACCTAGAAGCGGGTGAAACTCACGACTTAAGCGATAAGGATGCAGTAACCCTAATCAATATGGGTAAGGCTGTAGAAGCTAGCGAAGCGCCTGCATGTCCACCAACTCCACCAAAAGCCAAGAAGGCTAAAAAAGCAAAAGTTGTTGTAGAAGAAACAGAAACAGACGATGGCACTGAGTGACGACCTAGACGCCTTCTTTTCAGATTTTGCCGTTAGTGCGACAAGTGGCGGAACGACTGCAAATGGAATATTAGATCAACCGACTTCGGTCGTTGCAGGTGATCAGGTTATATTTGTTGATTACGTTTTTCATTGTAAAAATTCAGACTTTGGAACATTGGTGACAGGTGATTCAATAACGGTTGATTCTGTTGCTTATACCGTTAGGACTAATGAATCAGGACTTGATAAGTTAACCCGCGAAATTTCCTTACAGAAGACTTAAACAATGGCATCTAAAAGGGAAGACATACTCGACGCAATTAAAACGGCTTTAGCGGGAACCGTTGGAGTCTCGACAAGAATCTATAGAAGCCGAACGATACCTTTAGCGCAACGTTCACAACTTCCCGCGTTAATTATTGAATGGAATAATGATGCAGCGGAACAAAACACATCTCTTCCTACCCTTGATTGGTCTTTATCTGTAACAGTTACGGTTTTAAGTTCTGGAGATGTACCAGACGAACAAGCAGATGCAACAGTCGTTTCAGCACATGCAAAGATGACAGCAGATTTAACGTTAGGCGGCGAGGCAATTGATATTCAACCCACTAATGTCACCTTTGAAGCAATCGACGGTGATTCACCTATTGGGGTAACTGGTATGGGTTATACAGTTCGATATAGGACAGAAGTTGACGACATAACCCAATAATTTATTTACTACGGCTAAATAGCAAGAATGATTTATGATGTAAACATATTGTTGATCTTGTTGTGTCGTGCCAAAGCTAACTAGAAAAAGAACGCTACTTGTGAAAACTGAAAGTAGCTATGGATCCGACCCCACACCAACCGGCGGAAGCAATGCCATTCTTGTTCGTGATTTAAACATTGAACCTGTTCAATCTGATGAGGTCAGCAGGGATTTAATACGAGGTTATCTCGGAAATTACGAAACGCTTTTAAGTAATACCAGGGTAAACGTAAGTTGTGACGTCGAAATGGTTGGATCAGGCGCAGCCGGTACAGAGCCGGCTTATGCACCATTATTAAAGGCCTGTGGTTTAGCAGTCACAACAGTTAGTTCAACAAGTAATACTTATGCCCCTGTTAGTGCTTCTTTTGGAAGTGTAACCATATACACCAACATCGACGGTGTACGCCATAAGGTCACAGGTTGCAGGGGTACTTTCTCAATAAATTGCGAGCTTAATCAAATACCTGTGATTTCATTCTCCATGACGGGGATCTATAACGCCCCAACAGATACAACGGCTCCTACTTGTACCTATAACGCAACTAAGCCTTTGTTATTTAAAACAGGCAATACAAGCGCCTTTTCTATCTTTGGTTATGGCGGCGCGTTGCAATCATGGTCGTTTGATATGAATAATGAAACCGTTGTTCGTCAATTGGTCGGCGGTACTCAAGAAGTAATGATTACAGATAGAAAGCCTAGCGGTAGTGCAACAGTCGAGGCGGTTGCTTTATCGGCTCATAACTTCTTTACAGATGCAACAGGAAGTTCAACCGGAACAAATACTTTCTTACATGGAACAACCGCCGGAAACAAAGTAACTGTTAGTTGTCCACAAACTGACTTAGGGCAGCCAACCTATGAAGATTCTGATGGTGTTCAAATGTTGAGCCTTCCATTCGTGGCAACACCTACAAGCGCAGGCAACAACGAACTATCAATTGCATACACTTAATTAATTGCTAAAAAACTAAGCTAGGCTTACATTACTATTTAAACGTAGCAAAACAAATGGGCTTTAAGCTTGACCAATCGGGAACATATAAATGGCCGGTAACTGTTGAGGTTCCTGTTGATGATGGAAGACACGATAAACAAAAGTTTGATGGTGAATTTAAACGCATCACGCAATCAAGGATTAAGGAATTAATAGAATTGGTTGCAAGTGGAGATCTTAGTGATGTTGATGTTGTAAAAGAAGTTCTTGTTGGTTGGGAGGGAATAGAAGACGATCAAGGAAATGAACTTAAGTTTTCACAATCAAAATTAAAACAATTATTAGAGGTTCCAATGGTTGCTACTGCAATAGGTACAGCGTTTTTTGAAAGTTATACCGGAGCAAAAAGAAAAAACTAACAAACGCCGCTGAGTACTATTGCAAAGGTGGCGTAATTGATGAAACGCAGAAAGACGCGGAAGTTTTGGGAATAGTCATCCCTGAACTTGAACCGGAAGAAGATTTTTTAGTGTTTGAGGAAAATTGGCCAGCGATTGATTTATTTTTAAAAGTTCAAACGCAATGGAGAATAGGCGGCCTTGGTAATCTTTGTGGACTTTGCTATTCAGACGTAATAGAAACAGCTAAACTATATGCAATACCGAATCTTGTTGAAGTGTTTGAAGATCTTCAAGTTTTAGAAGTAACGGTTATGAGCCTTTTGAATAAAGAGGACAAGAAATAATGGCGGCGAAATTTAATTTATTAATTGCAGCTAAAACGTCAGGTTCGGCGGCAATAAAACGCATGGGTAATTCCATGCAGGGGTTACAAGGGAAATTAAAGAATGTTGGTTTAAGTCTTAGGGGTGTTAATAGAGGTTTTGCTGCTTTAGGTATTGCATTAAGTGGCGGCGCCTTTGCTGGAATGGTGAAGAGTTCAATAGATCAGGCAGACGCATTTGGGAAATTAAGCAGACAAACAGGCATAGCAGCGGACACTTTACAAGCTTATGTAAATGCTGGAAAGCTAGCGGGAGTGGAGCAAGGAACGATTGATAAAGGGTTAAGGCGTCTTGCTCAATCAATGCGTGAAGCAGACCAAGGCGTTGCTACATATGCAGATGCTTATAAGGCTTTAGGCGTAACAGTTAGAGATTCAGGCGGCAATTTAAAAGAATCAGAAGTTGTTTTAGGTCAATTGGCCGACCGTTTTAGAGATATGCCAAACGGTGCAACAAAGGCGGCTTTAGCAATGGAAATATTTGGCCGATCAGGGGCGCAGTTAATACCAATGTTGAACGAGGGCGGCGATGCTTTGGAGCGATGGAATTACGAAACAAGTGAAGGTTTTGCAGCGAACGCTGAATATTTCAACGACCAATTAACAATGTTAGGTTTTGGCTTTGATGGTTTTAGGAAACAATTAGCAGATGAGTTGTTACCAGCTTTAAATTCTATAATTGAAGCCTTTCAACTTTTATTTGATAGCAAGAATGATTGGCAAGGATTCTTCGAGGCGATAAATATTAGTGTTAGAACTTTGGCTTTTGGTTTTATGTCAACGGCTGTTGCCTTAGAAGAGATTGGAAATTATTTAGCAAGATTTAAAAGAAGATTTGGAAGAATGTTTAAAGGCGAATCAATGGACGATCCAGACGGAGATTATGCAAAAGGGGTAATGGAAAGATTTAAAAGAAATCAGGAAATATTTAAGAAACTTACTGTTGGAGAATCAGAAGCGGGTGATTCTTATGGTTTTAATAAAGGAACAGAAGAGGCGGGAGATCTAGAAACGCAATTAGATAAAACTTTTGGAACACAGATGCAATATAAGTTAGAGCAATTCAATAATTCTATTAAGTCCGTAGGTGAATCAATGGCTGATGTAGTGATTAAAGGAATAAAAGGGATGGAAGACGCCTTAGTTGAGTTTGTTATGGGTGGCAAGCTTTCATTTAAAAATTTAGCAAATAGCATTATAAAAGACATGATCCGTATTCAGATACAGCAATCAATTACAGGCCCATTAAGTGCAGCATTAGGTGGTTTGTTCCCCGGGCCAAAAGCACCAACAACCTTTAGCAATAGGGTTGCAGGTAGAGCAACCGGCGGCCCTGTAAGTGCTGGTACTTCTTATTTAGTTGGAGAACGTGGAATGGAAATATTCACACCAAGAACAAGCGGAAATATTACGCCGAATAATAAATTAGGCGGTACAAATGTTGTTGTTAATGTTGATGCGTCAGGAACAGACGTCCAAGGCGATGAACAACAAGGTAGAGCATTAGGTCAATTAATCGCGGCAGCCGTTCAGTCGGAACTGATTCAACAGTCAAGACATGGAGGAATCCTTAATCCTGCTTAATTATGGCTACTTTCTCTTATACCCCTTCATTTCCTGCGACTGAAAACAGCACACCATTAGTAAGGACAATTGCTTTCGGTGAAGGTTACAGGCAATCAATTCAATTCGGCCTGAATCGTGACCCTAAAAACTGGTCTTTGATTTTTGCAAATAGGAACGATACAGAAAGAGACAATATAATCACATTCTTAGAAGCAAGATCAGGGACAGAATCGTTTGATTGGACACCCCCAAGAGGTAGCGCTGGAAAATTTATTTGTCGTTCATGGACAACAAATATGCCTAGTTATGGCAAAACAACAATTAATGCAAAGTTTGAGGAGGTGTTTGAACCATAAATGGCAATACCTGTAAGTGAGCTACAAAAAATCAACCCTAGTTCTATCATTGAGCTATTTTCTTTAACGCTTGATAGTACGCTTCACGGTGCTTCTACTGTTTATAGATTTCATAACGGCGCCAATATGAACGCAAATGGTGAAGTTGTTTGGTCTGGTAATGCTTATCAACGTTTCCCCGTGGAATGTGATGGTTTTGCTTATTCAGGCAAAGGTACCTTGCCAAGACCAAGACTTAGGATTTCAAATATTTTAGGAACGATTACTAGTTATATAACAACCGTCAACGCAACAACAGCGGGAAATGATTTAAACGGGGCAAAATTAACAAGGATTAGAACACTAGCTCGTTATATTGACGCGGCTAATTTTTCAGGTGGCACTAACCCATACGGAACGCCAGATACAAGTGCTGCTTTTCCAGAAGAGATTTATTTTTTAGATCGTAAAACCACAGAAAACAGAGACATCGTTGAATGGGAATGTTGCGCTGCCTTTGACTTAGTTAATGTTCGCGTTCCTTTACGCCAAGTGACTCAGACGGATTTCCCTGGCGTGGGTACTTTTATTTGATTATGGATTGGAAAAAATCGGCATTAATTCACGCAAAAGAAACAAACACGAAAGAAGTTTGCGGCCTTATTTGCATTGTTAAAGGTAGAAAAAAATATTGGCCTTGTGAAAATATTGCAGATGATCCGACTGATGGTTTTTGTTTATCACCCGATGACTGGATGAAAGCAGAGGACGCAGGCGAATTAGTTGGGGTGTTTCATTCTCACCCGTTTACTTCGCCGCAACCTAGTCAAGTTGATTTATCTAGTTGTGAGCATTTAGGGTTACCGTTTTATATTGTTAATCCACAAACTGAACAATGGCACGAATTTAAGCCAACAGGATATAAAGCGCCATTAATTGGTCGTCAATGGACATGGGGATCAAGTGATTGTTGGACTTTAGTTATTGATTATTTTGCTGAAAAAGGTTTGAAAGTTCAGGACTGGAAAAGACCAAAAAGATCAGAAGAAATATTGACTAATGGCATATTTGAAAGATTAATACCGCGAAGTAATTTCGTTGAAATAGACGATAATAGAGAAATGCTACCAGGTGATTTGTTATTGATGAAATTCACTGGACCTGATCCCGACCATGTTGCCATTTATATCGGTGAACAAATGGTTTTACATCACATGGCGGGGCGTTTAAGTTCCCGTGATTTATACAATCAGTTTTTGATTGATGCAACTGTTCGGAGGTATCGACATGCTGCGTAAAATAAAAGTTTATGGTGCCTTAAAGAAGTTTCTTAATTGGGAGACAGGTACCTTTTTAGCTGATATTTCAAATGTTGCGGAGGTAGGGCGTTTTTTAGTTGCTAATTGGCCTAGTGTTGAAAAACACATGCAAGACCAGCATTACAAGGTTTTTGTCGGTAATTACAATATTGGCGAGGAAGAATTAAGCTATCCAATTGGTCAAAGTGAAGAAATAAGAATTGTTCCAGTTGCTTTAGGTGCAAAAGGAATCTTCAAGTCTGGACCAGGCAAAATTTTACTAGGTGCCGCATTGATTGCAGCTCCCTATATGGCTCCTGCATTGATAGGTGCGACGGCGGCAGGGGCAGCTATTGGAACGGCTGCGACAAGTATTGGTATTAGTCTTGCTTTAGGAGGCGTTTCTCAAATGCTTTCACCAACTCCTGAGATACCAGGTCTCAATAATATTAATGATCCAGCAGGATTAGCGGCTTTTGATCCACAAAGTAATTATTCATTTAGCGGCGTACAAAATGTATCCCGTGCAGGTGTTCCTGTTAATTTGATTTTTGGTGAAATCTTTGTTGGCTCAAATATAGTTAGCGCAGGTATCGATACCGTTCAAACCAAAGGGAGTGTCTAATGTTTGGCATAAAAGGTTTTGTAAAAGTTTTACAGGATACAGGATCTATTAATGATCCAAAACTTCCTCAAGAGGTATTAGGTTCTAAGCAATTTGCCACAATTGTAGAGATATTAGGTGAAGGCCCAATTGAGGGTTTTCCAAGTGCAGCGGCTTACACGAAAGGAACAACTAATTACAATAATGCAGCATTAAAAGATGTTTATTTAAATAAAACACCAATTGTTAAATCTTCTGCTGATCCAACTGATTTACAAGATGTTGATTACAACTTTAAAGATGTAGAATTTACTCCTCGTTTTGGTACTTCTGATCAAACTTATATAGAAGGAATAAATAATATTGAGAATGAATTTAGCGTTGGTGTAGCTGTTACTAATTCATCTTCTGTATCTAGAACTTTAACAAGCGGGATTGATGCTGTAAGAGTAACTATTGCAGTTCCAAGGCTTCAAAGATTTAACGATGATGGTAGTACTTCAGGTCTAAAAACTTTTGTTACGATTCAAATTACAGATAATAATGGAACAGTAAAAACCCCAATAAGTGATAATGCAATTAGCGGTAGAACATCAAGTACTTATTTTAAGGACTATTTACTAAGTTTTGTCGGAAGTTCTTTGGTTCATCCTTTAACAGTCACAGTAAAAAGGACTGCTGCTGATAATACCGATCCTAAAAAATTTGATGCGTTTAACTGGTCGGCTTATACAGAAATTCAATTTAAAGAAAAGGCATATCCCAATACGGCTCATGTTGCCTTGAGGTTTGATTCAGAACAATTTCCGAACATCCCATTACGTTCATATCGCGTTCGTGGTTTAAAGATCCCTATTCCGTCAAATGGGACAGTTAATTCAACGACGGGTGCAATTAGTTATTCAGGAAGTTGGAACGGATCATTTAAAACAGACCCCGAATGGACCACGGACCCTTCTTGGATACTTCATGAATTATTAGTTAATACTCGTTGGGGAACTGGTGCTCATATCTCAGCTAGTCAACTTTCTAAATATGATTTTTATGCTGTTTCCCAATACTGCGGGGAAAGTGTTGATGATGGCAACGGAGGAACAGAACCACGCTTTGCAGTTAATGGAGTTGTTCAGCAACAAGTCGATGCATACCGATTAATTAACGATCTTTGTTCTGTGATGCGTTGTATGCCCTTTTGGAGTACGGGCGCATTAACGATCTCACAAGATTCACCAAAAGATGCAAGCTATTTATTCACCCTTGCCAACGTTGGAGAAGGTGGCTTTTCTTATTCAGGTTCATCATTAAAAAGTCGTCATACCGTCGTTAATGTTGGATATTTCGATATGGAAACGCAAGAAATAGATTACGAAGAAGTTGTTGATAGTACTGCCAAAACAAAATATGGCGCAGTTGTTAAACAGGTAAAAAGCCTTTTTTGCACATCACGTAATCAGGCGGCGCGTTTAGGTCGTTGGCTTCTTTATACAGAACAAAATGAATCTGAAATTGTAACTTTTTCAATTGGATTATCAGCAGGCGTATTGATTAGACCTGGTGCAGTTATAGACATTAGTGATCCTGTCACTGCTGGAGTTCGTCGCGGTGGCTTAATTAAATCAGCTACTACAACAGTTATAACCGTTGACAACACTGATCAAACAGATCTTCCGGCGACGAATAGTCCGACTCTTTCTGTTGTTCTTTCTGATGGTTCCGTCGAAACAAAAACAATTAGTGGAATATCAGGTGCGGAGATTACCGTTAGTTCTGCCTTTAGTTCGGCTCCAAATAGTAATTCAGTTTGGATATTACAAAACGACACAGTACAAACAACCCAATGGCGTGTTTTAACAGTTACAGAAGAAGAGGGCGTTAATTATGTTGTTACGGCACTTCCTTATAACTCTGGAAAATATGATTATGTAGAAGATGGGACACCATTACCAACAAGAAGTACAAGCGTTTTAAATGTCCCACCACCTGCCCCTGGGGATTTATCGGTTACAGAGCAATTTTATGAAGAAAATAATCAAGCGAAAGTTAAATTGATTCTTAATTGGCAACCAGTACCAAGAGCTAGTAGTTATAGAGTTCAATGGAGAAAAGAAAACGATAATTTTGACAGTACTAATGTTGTATCAAGACCTGATTATGAAATTCTTGACGCTACTGCTGGGGATTATGAAATAAGAGTATTTTCGATAAATAGCGGGGCAGGTTTATCCTCAACTGTTCCAAGTGAATTAACATATACGGCAATAGGGAAAACAGAACTACCAAGCGCACCAACTAATCTTTTCTTTGAAGCAATCAACGCAAATACTGGAAGACTGACTTGGGATCAATCAACCGATTTGGATGTAAAGCTAGGAGGTAAATGTGTATTTAGACATTCCAATAAAACAGATGGAACCGCAACATTTTCTAACGCTGTAACGCTCATTGCTGCTAAGGCTGGTAGCCAAACAGAAGCAACAATACCAATGATTGAAGGTGAGATTTTCTTAGCTTTTGAAGACTCAGGTGGAAGAATATCAAGCGCGACTTCAATTGTTATTGATCTTCCTGATCCTATTGGTGCTTTAGCTATTCAAACAAGACGTGAAGATAGTGATTCTCCACCTTTTCAAGGTACTATTTCAGATACCTATTATGATTCAGATTTAGATGCTTTAACTCTTCAAGGCACAATTTTATTCGATACTATTGCTGATGTTGATGCAATGGTTGACTTTGATATTTCTGGCGCGGTTGATAATGAGGGAACATATACCTTTGCTGATAAATTAGATTTAGGAGCTAAATTCTCACTTGATTTAAAACGTCATTTTGTTACTAGGGCTTACTTGCCTTCTGATGAATTTGACGCGGTGGTAGATGTTGACGCTATAAACGATTGGGACGGCGGGGCAATATTAAATGTAGATGCAAGATTATATTTAAGATCAACTGATGATGATCCAGCTTCAGGCGGTGCCAGTTGGTCAGGTTGGAAAGAGTTTATTAATGGAACCTTTACAGGCCGAGGCTTTGATTTTAAAACGATACTTACAAGTAATAACACAGATGAAAATATCCTTGTTGATGAATTGGGTTATACGGCCACACTTCAAAGAAGGCAAGAACAAAGCACAGGGGCGGTTGCATCTGGGGCAGGTAGTAAGACAATTAATTTTGCTAAAAACTTCTTTACGGGAACAGGTAGTTTAGGAGGAACCAATGCTTACTTACCTTCAATTGGTATTAATGCGATGAATCTTGCAAGCGGTGACTACATCGAAATGGGAACGGTTAGCAGTAGTTCTTTTGTCGTGACCTTTAAAAATTCAAGTAACGCCGCAGTTGATAGAAATTTCACTTGGACGGCGGTAGGTTACGGTAAAGCAGTATAGAATATTGCTAATGATACGTATGAGTTAGAAAATGGCACAAGCTGATGGAGTAGTTGCAAACGGTACGGGTTCGGCTGTAAGAAGTGACATTAATAATCAATATGCCGCCTTATGGTCAAATCATTCAGGAAGTACTGAGCCGAGTTCAGGAAAAGTTGCTTATCAATTCTGGGCTGATACAAACACAAGCATATTAAAAATAAGAAATAGCGCTAATAATGCGTGGATTAATTTATTTACTTTAGCGGGTGGAGTTGATGTTGATGCTGCGTCAAATTTCAATGAAGATGTGACATTTACTGGTGCAGCTGCAAACGTTGTTTGGGATAAGTCAGCGGATGATTTGATCTTTAATGACAATGCAAAGGCTGTATTTGGGACTAGTTCAGATGGGTTAGAAGTATATCATAACGGGAATAATTCATTCATAGAAGATTCTGGAACTGGAGATTTTTACATACGTGGTGCAGATAACATTCGGCTACAAAGTTATAGTGATAATGAAGATATGGCGAAGTTTACAAAGGATGCGGGTTGTCAATTTTACCATAATAATGTTGTAAAATGTGCTGTTAACAGTACTGGAATAGAGGTAAGTGGTGGAATAGTAGAAGTTAAAGGTACTGAAGGTGGAGAAGCTCAACTAAAGTTAAAGGCTGACGAAGGTGATGATAATGATGATCAGTGGAGATTTATTGCACATGTTGATAATGGTTTCGATATTGCTAACTTAGCCTCTGGTAGTTGGGAAAAAAATGTTAGATGTGTTGGTAACGCGAATACAAGTCTGTATTATGACAATTCGGTAAAAGTACAAACCACCAGTTCGGGAGGGACTTTATCGGGCACATGGCAGCCAGATACAGATGACGATAGAAATTTCGGTGCCTCAAATAGAAGATTTGATACTATTTATGCAACAAACGGTACGATTAATACATCAGATAGAAACGAGAAAAATTCAATTATTGAGTCTGATTTAGGTCTTGATTTTGTTAATAAGTTAAAGCCAGTATCTTATAAATGGAATAAAAACAATGAAAAAACACATTATGGTTTAATTGCTCAGGATATAGAAGAAACAGTGATAAACGAAGGTAAAAAAATAGATGATTTCGCTTGTATTAATAAACCTGATAATGCTCCAATGGGTCTGAATTACAATGAACTTATTAGTCCCTTAGTAAAAGCAATACAAGAATTATCAGTTAAAGTCGCCGCCTTAGAGGCAAAATGATTCATATTTGCCAATAAAGAGAGTTAACTCTATGCTACGTGGACATACTAAAAGCTTATGTCAACCCCGCAAGAGGAACTAATAGGAGTAAAAGCAAGGCTTGATTCTAATATTGCTAAAGTTCAAGAAATACAAGAAAAAATCCAAAAGCTACAGGAAGAAGGGCAAGCTTTAACACGACCAATAATGGAAGATCAAGGTGCTTTAAAAGTGCTTGAAAAGTTAATTGGTACCTCTACTACTTAAAAGTATTAAACTATTCGCAAAAGGTTTTAAAAAATGGCTTATTCCTATACATGGGAAATCAACGAAGGCAACATGATTTCTGACGTTTCCGATGGTTTTATTACCACGATTGTTTACAGAGTAAAGGGGATGGATGGAAGCACAGAAAAAGCAAGAGCAACAGGACAAATTACTTTAACAAAACCTTCTTCCTTGCCCAGTGATTTTATTGCCTTTAATAGCGTAACCAAAGCTAAGTGCTTGGAATGGGTTAAAACCGCAGTTGGAGCAACAGAAGTTACGGCAATCGAAAACAGGTTAAAAGCTGAGATTGATTTAATTAATACCCCAACCGAAAAAGTTGGTGCCCCTTGGTCCTAGTGAACCTGCCTAGCCAAGTCTATTTGTTGTTGACTTTGTTGTTTAACTAATATCCCTGTCATTAGGTAAGCAGGTATTAAAGCGATTGTTGAAAAAATTATCACTAATATCATGATTGGGGCGGCCTTAAGTATGGCTTCTTTCCATATATCGTCAAACATACTTTTTAACTGAATTATAGTTACTATTGAGGCGTAGCAACATTAAAAGCTATGCGAAAAGTTATTGATTGTCTTGTTATTGTTAATTCTGTCTTTATAGTGGGAGTGCTAGCAGGTGGTGCGGGTCTTTATTTCTACGCTAAGAACCCAACCAACCAAGCTAAGGCAAAAGCTTATTTGACAAATCAAATTACAAAGCTGATACCTGTTCCTGAAATACCAAAAGTTCCTATATCAACCGAAAATGTCCTCCCTTTTTAATATGGGTCAATTCTTTGCAAGCCGAGGCAATCAAAGAGGCATTATTGCGTTTAAAAGAAAAAGAATTAATTCAAAAAGTAAAAAGACAAAACAATGATCAGAAAAATTCTTGATGGTTTAACAGTTGTTTCTTTCTTATTAAGTGTCTCTGTTGTAGGTAGTGGAGTTTTTGGTTATCTCTACATCACGAACAAAGAGAACCAAGAGAAACTAAAACAGCAACTAGTAGAACAAGTCACTGGATCGTTAAAGATGCCTGGGCTCTCTGGCCCTGTTCTTCCTACTGCTAAACCTAAAGCTGCTGGAAATGCTGCACTTTCTTCACCTAAGTTTTGACAGAGATACCGAAAATAGGAGTCAATTCAATTGGGATTGAACCAGTAAGAACTTATATCATTAACGCCCCAACAATTAATACTCCAAACGTTCCTGTTGTTTTGCCAATGGGATTTCCTGTCGTAAATATTCCAGGTTGCATTGAAGCCAGAAGATCCTATGAGAATGAGAACTTAGTTACTAATGATCCTGATGGGAATTTAATTCTGTGTGATGCACAATATCCGTCTTATGACGCAATGAATTTCACCCCTGAAGAGTTGATCTATACAGAAGAATCAAAACCTCAACGATTTAAAGAACCAGAAACACCAGCACAAGATCCACCACCACCGCCAAAAATAGAAGACTGTCCTCCAGTTGGAGCCGCAGAGATTGGAGCGAAAATTGAGGATGGAAAAAAAGAAATAACTGGTTATCAGTTAATTGGTAATAGGTGCATTACTCAATATAAGAAACTAACAATGACTCAAAGAGTTGTTGATGCTGTGCCTTCACCACCACAAGTGATTTCAACAACGTCAATAACACTAATCGCCACTAGTACTGCACTCGCAACGCCCATCTTGCTCAAGATTGTCAAGCCCTTGGTCAAGCAGGTAGTTAATAAGGTGAAAAAGAAACTAACAGGTAAAACTGAACAGCTATCACTAAGAGAAAGAAGATTAAAGCAAAGAGAAATAACTGCATCTATTCGGGCTTTGAGGAAGATGAGGAAGTAATAGGTGGGATGTTATGCCTGTGAGGCAAGATTTGACCCATCTTTGGCAGAACACGGACATCTTCACATAACGAGTAAAAGACGGAATTTTTAGCGAACTCAATTCCAGATTTCTTAAGCGCACCGCATTCTTTCATTCTTGCAACGTGCCACGATAGTTCTTTGTCTTTTAATATTTGTTCTTGGATTGCTATTTGTGTATCAGCCGCCCTCTTACATCTTTTCTGTAAAGAATTATCTAATGGGAGACTAAATGTAATTGAAAATCCCCAATTCAAACTGACTGAATCTTTTTGACCTGTCCTTATATCTTGGTAATAAGTAACATTTCCATCGTCATCATAGACAGGGGATTCATACCAATGCTCTCTAGGAAGTTGCTTCTGGAAACTATCAGTTAAGAATGGAGATGCTGTCAACATTGGCCCTTGGCAAACTATTCCACTACCATATTGATTTTGTATCATATTCCCTTGCAAGGATTGTATTGCCATATTTGTAACTGACCCGGATGAGTTCGCAACCGGAGCGGCAGTTTGAGAGGTATTTGCTAATACTTTTAAAGGGTTAAGTGCAAATATTATTGAGAGAATGTAGAGGTAGTTTCTGTAACGCTTTCTACCTGAGTTGTGCGAGTTATGTTGGTTATATTTGAAAGACCTGGCCCTTGGTAACTTTGATTCATTTGAAACGCTGCCCCTGCGCTTTTGATTGATACATTGGGCATTGTTTTTAGATCGGCTCCAGTCCATTTGTAAGTCGTTCCATTTACAGTTTGGTTAATAGTTGTAGGATTAGGCAACATACTTGATCCATCTATTTCTAAATTTGTCCCAGTAATTGATAGTGAATGACCAGTATTATAATCTGTCGAAACTATTGACTCCGTAATATTTTGAGTAGTACGGGTGACGGCCGACATAGACCCGCTAGAGAAATTGGGAACCACTGGAACGGCTAGGATCTCAGTAGCATTTAATAAAAATAATAGAGGAAGATAACGTCTCATTATCTATAAATATCTGTATAGTATTGCCACAGATAAAAGTTAAATGCAGCAACTATGATGATACCTAAAATGGCAACAATTATTGGTAAGTGCATTAGTCCACCACCGATTCAACTATGGTCTGTGCCGTGCAGCTAGAACCTGCGCCCATTGTGCCAGCGCAGGTATGCACCCCTGAACTCAAACTCGTTATGGTTGCCCCAGAAACGCCACCACTTCCTGTAACTGTTGAACCAAGAGAAGGCAATGCAGGGACAACGCCACCTGTAACCGTAGTTGCACTTTGAACGGCATCTCCAACCGTTAGACTTTCCGTCATCGAATAGGCAGATCCAGCAGTGGTTATAGCGAAGTCAGTATCGACAATTGCTGGTACTCCAGCTGTAACCGAATCAGCCGTCAACCCTCCTATTGCTCCAGAAGTTGTAGTTCCTCCAACCGTAGTGCTTGGGGTGATGTTGTTACCTGTAACGCTGTAAGTCGTTCCGATTCGATTAGCAGAACTATAAGCAGCGTCTAAGGTGATTTTTGCTGAGGTAGTTATTGAATGCCGCATGTCTGCCTTTAAAGGAGTTGCTACGAGTAAAACAGCGAGAAGTAAAAAACGGTTCATGATAATTTGCCATCCTCCCCAATAGGGCGGTTAGTGATTGGATCAATTCGGGTAGCTGTTGGAGCTTTAGTTATTAGCTCTATTGGCTGTTTTATAACCTGCTGTATTACCTAAAGCCATTTGTTGTTCTTCCTCTTTCTTTTTCTTTTTATTACCGTTATTTGCTCCTACGCTTATCCCCCACCCAGCTAGAATATTTCCTAATAATCCGGCGGCAAAAGTGCTATCAATCCTTGGCTGATCTGGAATGTCAAGGCCAAACATCCTTGTTGGCAATTTTATATATCCAAGAGACAACACGCAGATGCACCAAAATAAAATAGCCCCTTGCGCAGTTGTGGAGACAAGAAACATTATTTTCTCTTGATACTCTGGCTGGTCTTCTGAAACGGCTTTTAATTGTTTAATAGGTTTAGGGGCTTCGATTGGTTTTTCTTTCATTACGGCGACGTAGCAAAACTTGTCCTATTCTGATACTAGTTCTTTTATTTGTAAATTGACCGAGATAGGCGCGGCCATTGTTTCAGGTGCTTTTGTTTACCTAGCAATGCAAGCTAAGAAAAACTCGGAGATTAAACAGGAAATCTTTTTAAGGTTAAATCGCCTTGAAACATCAATTGCACGATTAGAAGAACGTTGTCCTATGAAACTCTCTAGATGAATTTCTCAGATGTTTTAAGCAGTCCGATCACTTGGATCATTATCACTGCCTTAAGTGAAATCATCGGAACTTCAAAACTAAAACAAAACTCAGTGCTTGCTTTGGTATTTGACACACTGAAAAAAATGAAGCCAAAAACTGACGACAACCCAAAATGAAAAAAATCTCTATAGAAGAAAACGCAGCTAGGGTTCAAACCATGAATGAACTCTATGAATTAGACAACAGGGGAACAGACCCAAGTCACCCGCATAAAAATACGTTTACAGGTTTAGGTAAGGAAATTAGCGATTACAAAGAATTTGCTCGACAAATGGCTAACTTTAAGAAATGGAACGACAAGAACTATCCGTTATCTTGAATACTTGTTTCTGCGAGCATTGCTTAGAACTTAGGCGTCAACAGGACAGGTTAGAAGAACATAGGAAATTACAATTGCTCAAACTCTCTAGAGATAATCAAATCAACTAATTTCGTTTTTTTGCAATGTAAATGAGGCGTACGATCTAAAATTATATTTAATTCTCTATTTGATTTACCCATTAATTCAAAACGTCGTTTTTTCTCGTTACTCAGCGGGGCGGGTTCTTGATAAGAAAATAAATTACCTACAGCAGAAAATAAACCCATCGCATTAATCAATACGCTTGCATATTAATCATAATTAGATAATTTCTGAATAGGCCAGCTAATAGCCTTATCCCCGCAGGCGTACCAGTGAGCAAAGCAGTGGTAAGGCTGGCCTAATTATTGCCTAAGTATGATTAGTGTATAAACTAAATTTGTAGTTTCGCGATGCAGGCTACTTATTAAACGGTGTGGGAACCGGATTGTTCAGCCCTTAGCGTTTAGAGGCGTTAGGGGTATTTTTTGTCAATTCGTGCCGGGGGATGGATCAGCTATCTTTCAAGCCGCCCTGTCTTGGTTATAACTTTCAGCCTCCACTGGTTTATACCTGTCACCCTGTCAATCTCTTAACAAGGCCAGTACACTCAGCGGTCAGCATCAGGCTCCCCGGCGTTGGGTTAAGTACCTCCTTGAAATTGGATTTCCCAGTCTTTAACCTTTGACCATTCAACAGAGCCACCGCCTTCAAGCTCTATGTAAATCTCATGGTTAGCAATATCAACAGAAACGCCATTGATATAAAACTCGCCACCGTTGGGGTTAGTGACTAAAGCACCTTTGAGGACGTTTATATCAAAGGAATTGTTAGAGGAAATTTTCATAGTTATAAAAGCGAAGAATAAAAAACCCCCTATGAAGGGGGCTAAGTGATTAGTTGATTGGGAATAGTTCTACAACTTGCTTTTTGGCAGAGGTTAGAAGAAGTGCAGCATCTCTTAGAGCTAATGCAAATTCCTTATCGTGAGTGGCTAGGCGGCGTTCTAAATCTCTTTTGTAATCATCGAGTGTTAGAGCCTTGTTTTCTAGCTTTGATTCCAACTCTTGAATGTAAGTCTTGGATTGCTTGTGATAATTTTTGTAATCGGCAAGCTTGGACTTTGAGTTGATTGTTTGAGAAATCATTTGAAAACTGTTTGAAAGAATACCGTCTCCGGCTCTTTTATATTAACCATAGAGTTTACCCTATGCTATTAAAACGTAACAAACAGTTATATATGTGCTAAGTAGCGATAGCAGAGCAATGCAAATCTAAAGTTATTTGGACATTTGGCGTGTAATCAGACTTATATCTTTTGTTATTCCCTTTTGGGTAAGGTTTTATTTTATAAGATAAATTTTTTAGCATTTTTTTCTTATCGCTTTTATTGCCCAGAAAATAAAAATAACGGTGTTTTCTAGGACGTTCTTTTAAATATAATTTATCTCCATACTTTGCCTTTAATAATCTGTGTTTGTCTATGTTTTTGTTTTTGTCATAACGGCCTACGCTATCAGAGATAGAGGCGTGATGTAGATGTTCTAAACCTTTAACAGCGTAATCAGTAAACTTGTTGCTTAAGCCTGTGTAAATCCAATTAGTAGCTTGGTAAATATATCCATGATGATTTTGTGAAGTATCAGCGTAAGAAACTAAAACATTTGGCTTTGGTAATTGTTTCAGACATTGAGAAACAAAGAAAGAAAGCGTGTTTGTAGGTAATCCCTCGTTAATTACTAATCTATTTAATTCTAAAAAACAATGTTCAAATAGTCCGTTAAATGCTCCTTTAATCAAAGTGTGACTCATAGGGCGGCCAAAGCTGCAAACACCCTCTAAAGAATCATTTATATACAAGCCAAAAGAAAAAGAAATGTTAGGAAGTCTTTTCGCGTAATGCTTATTTAAAAACCAGTCTTTACACTCCTCTTTTTTAATTGTTTTAATTTTATATCCTTTCATTGATTTACTAGCCTTATAAATTGTTCAGGTGTTAAAACCACCCGATACCTGCCACCCCTGAAACGAACAAAAGTTGCAGCATGATCAACACCTAAATTTATTCTTTGGTCTTCGGCTTCTACTGGTTTCTGTAAACAAGCAGCATTTTTATTTTTCCAGTCGGCCACTTGAATGGCAAAGTTTGGAATACCTTCAATATCTCCTGTATCTCCTCCAGATGCGTTACTTCTTCCAGCGCCGAGTTTTCTTCTAACAGTTTTACCTGTTAATTCACTCAATAACGCCGCAACTTCGCGTTCTGCCTTATCACCTTTATTTTTTTGTGGGTTCATTGTTTATCTAGCAACCTTTCTAATAACTCGACTCGTTTCTCTAATCGAATAATTCTCATCGCTAAAATTTGATTTCTTTCGGCTAAACAAATAATCAACAAATGCAATCGATCAATTGGATCATCATGTTTTGAAACATCATCTAAACGCTGCCTAGAAAGACGTTCATAGAGTGCCTCCATATCGTTGTCATTCATCGTTTTTTCTCCAATGTTCGATAAGAATCAATAACTCTTGAATCCTTTTAAACGCTGCATCAATCTTTTCTTTATTTGTCATTTCTTCACAGTCCTAACTGTCCAGTAATAAGTAGGCGGCTTTTGCGTAGCTGTTCCTTCTTCTCGTTCATTTGCCATCCTTAACTCAATATCACGTTTTAATTTCGCTGCGTACTGTTCCGTAAATTCTGAGTAAACAAACTTTCCTTCTCGTTTAGCTCGACTTACAACCATTCCTTGACTAATAAATTTTCCGTTAATCGTTTGATTCTCAAAATGACTTTCTAATTCATTTTTTAATTGATTCTCAACGGCCAAGAAATACGCCTGTTGCTCTTTGATTTTCTTTAGCTCGGAAACAATCTTTTCAGGTGGATTTAGGAAGTCTTTAAATGAGTGGGTCATCGTATTCAGGATTGAGGGTTTTGTAGTAAGTGCGTTCCAAGTGATCTCTTGCGGCTTCTAAAACAATTTCATCGTCAAAAAGATGTAACCAAGCTTTCGTTTCAAAATCGCTTATTTCCTCATCCATTGGATCAATAGCTTGACTTGTAATCAATGTAGTCTGACTTATGTTCTCCGTACGTATGAATGTTGCCTTTAACCGCGTGTAAATATTGCGACTCATGTAATAAGGCATTGTGACCAATAGCCAGATTGGCAAGAGCAAACACAAAGGAACCAATAACAGCGAAGAAGGCCGTTTTTTTGAGTTCTTGCATTTGTCCGTTTTGTTCTTTGTTGATTTCATGGTGGAGTAAACTCTAAGGTCTGTCAATCCTACGTATGGGTATTAAGCAGCATTAAATAAGCACTGTTGCTTTTCGATTGGTTCTGTTGCCAGTGTCCAAAGGTGTTCATGCTTTCCATAATTTCCTTTTACATACTGATCGGTTTTGATGATTTTTCCCGCGTCAGTCAGATTAGTTATTGCCCTTCTAATACTTGTAATTGGACAATTTAGATTTAATTCATTTAATACCATTGATGGACTTAAAGGCCGATTCGTTTGAACGAAATAGCTATAA